AGATATAGATGAATCAAGCATGCAACATAAATGCCCTAGATGCTCGTTTGAGTTTGATGAGTAAATATAAAATAAAGACGGTTTCTGAAATTAAAGAGGCCGCAATGAATCGTTTACCTAATTTTGAGGTTGTTAGCTTATTTGCTGGGGGTGGAGGCTCATCAACAGGCTATCGTATGGCTGGCGGTAAGGTGTTAGCGGTGAATGAGTTTATCCCAGAGGCTATCACTACATATGAGGCGAACTGGCCTGATACAACTGTTCTATCAGGAGACGTTAGGAATTTAACGGCAGATCAAATACTAGCCGCGATAGGAAAAGAAAAGGGAGAACTTGACTTACTGGATGGCTCACCACCTTGCTCTGCTTTCTCTACCGCAGGAGCGAGAGATAAGAATTGGGGAAAGACAAAAAAATACTCTGATTCAGAGCAGGATAGCGTTGAAGATTTGTTTTTTGAGTATATTCGTATCTTGCGTGGGGTAATGCCTAAAGTATTTATTGCGGAGAATGTCGCTGGCCTAACTAAAGGAAAGGCGAAAGGATATTTAAATGAAATATTGCGCGGTCTTAAAGAGAGCGGTTATGAGGTTTCCTGTAAAATTCTCGATGCTAAATGGTTAGGCGTTCCCCAGACTAGAACCAGAACCATATTTATCGGTATCCGAAAAGACCTATGGCTAGATGGATATTCAGGTAAGCTACACCCTAAACCCGATCAAGGGTTTACTTCCTTACAGGATGCCTTTGATGGGTTAAGCTTTTCCGATGAGGATAGGGTAGAAACCGATTTGACCCGATATGCGGTAGGCAAGGAGTTATTGAAGCTTTCCGCTGGAGAGCAAAGCAAAAAGTATTTTCAGTTGGTCAAGTGCAGTAGGAAGAACGTAGCTGGTTGCCTTACTGCGAGCGCAGGGAATACTGGCATAGCTTGTATTAAGCACTGGGACAATAGAGCCTTTACGGTTGCGGAGTGTAAAAGGATAATGTCTGTTCCCGATGACTATGTTTTAACAGGCACTTATAAACAGAAGGTTGAAAGGCTTGGGAGAATGGTAGCCCCTCATATGATGAGAGCGGTAGCGGAAAATTTATGTGCGCTCGGAGTATTTAATGAAAGACATACCTAATGACTGGACGTTTAAAGACGCAGGAGTGGCAGACCAGTTTGATCGCCATGTTCGCGAGCAATTACCGTGGTACGAATTAGCAAGCGGTTTAACTGCGCACGTTATAAGGCACTATCTCCCAGAGGGGGGCTTGGTATATGATATTGGGGCTTCAACTGGAAATATTGAACAATCCATATCAGATATTTTAGAGAAAAGACAAGCGCGTTTCGTTCCTATTGATAACAGCGAGGAAATGTTAAGCAAGTATGTTGGGAAAAGCACTCTAATTATTGCCGATGCAGTAGACTATGATTATGAGCCTTTTGATGTGGCAACCCTATTCTTAGCCCTTCAATTTATGAGCATTACTGATCGCGAGAAACTAATGGTGAAGCTATTAGCAAACGTAAGAGTTGGCGGTGCTATTATTATATTTGATAAGGTTATCGTGGAGGGCGGTTATTGCGCTACAGTTATGCGTAGGGCAACTATGGCTGGCAAGCTATCTAGCGGAACCCCACCTGATGAAATTGTAGCAAAGGAGTTGAGTATTGGCGGTGTTCAAAGGCCACTACCATCAGACTATTTTAACTCCCATATACCAAACGCAACGGAAATATTTAGGTTTGGGGAGTTTGCAGGCTATCTTATTGAAAAAGCAGAATGCTAATGAAGAAAGGTAATCAAGGTGATGGCGGTGGTAGACCTGTAATAGAGTTTACTGAAGAGCAGACTATAGAATTAAAGGCTTTGGCTTCAGTGCTTACTAAAGGCCAGTTGGCCGACTATTTCAACATCTCAGAGACTACTTTAAGGGCTATTGAAGCTAGACAGCCAGAAGTTTCTGATGCCTATAAAAAAGGAAAGGTCAATCAGATAGCTAGTATGGGTTCTAATCTTGTTAAATTAGCCAAAGCGGGTAACGTGGCGGCTAATATCTTTTACCTTAAAACTCAAGCAGGGTGGAGAGAACAGGAAGCGCCACCGCAAGATATACCCGCCTTTAATATCATAGTGGATGGTCGTGCAACTAACGCTCCCACAGAGTGAAATACTCTTAAACTATTCCCGCTTTAAAACGGTGGTCGCAGGTCGAAGATTCGGCAAGACTTACTTGTCTGTCAATATGCTGTTGCAAGCCGCTGTCACAGGCAAAGACAAACACTGTTGGTATGTTGCCCCCACTTATGGGTCAGCCAAAGAGATCGCTTGGGATATGCTTATTCATACTATTCCCCGAGAATACATCAGCAGGACTAACGAAAGCAGTCTGATGCTTAGATTAATCAATGGGTCTGTTATCTCTCTTAAAGGAGCAGAAAAGCCAGACAACTTGCGTGGCCGAGCGTTGGACTTTGTTGTCCTTGATGAGTTCGCTGATATGCGACCAGAAGCATGGTTTGAAGTAATTAGACCCAGTTTGAGTGACCGTCAGGGTTCTGCCGTCTTTATTGGGACACCAAAAGGAAGAAACCATTTCTATGACTTGTGGGCTAAAGGCATGGATGGCGCTGACGGTTGGTCAAGTTTCCAGTATACTACCCTTGATGGCGGCAATGTCCCTGAGGGTGAAGTTGAAGCGGCTAGGCATGACTTAGACGAGAGGACATTTAATCAGGAATACTGCGCAGAGTTTGTCACCTACAGTGGATTGATATATTATGCATTTAGTAGAGAGTTATCTGTCAGCGATTATGTTGAAGATAATGCTCCACTTCATGTAGGGATGGATTTCAATCTTGATCCCATGTCAGCCGTTATCTGCATGCGTAAAGGCGGGAAGCTGTATGCGATAGACGAGATTGTCATGTACGGGTCAAATACTGATGAGATGGTTGCGGAACTAAAGAATCGTTATCCTAATCGCCAGACCATTATCTATCCAGACCCTGCATCAAGACAGCGCAAGACAAGCGCGGGTGGTCGTACAGATTTGTCGATCCTACAAAACGCAGGATTTAGCGTTAAGGCGAAGAACTCACATGCATTGGTCAGGGATAGAATCAACGCAGTGAACAGTCGTTTACTGTCTAGCAACGGTGAGCGGAATTTGTTTGTCAGCCCCAAATGCAAACAAACAATTAAAAGTCTGGAACGACAGACATACAAGGAAGGGACTAGCATTCCAAACAAAGATGGCTTCGATCATATGAATGACGCGCTTGGCTATCTTGTGGAATACCTATTCCCTGTTCGCACAGAATACGACACCCCCCAACCTACAAGGTGGACTTGATGAGATTAACGGCAGACACTACTCACCCAGAATATGATGACAATGAAGCAAGGTGGGAGTTTTACCTTCGATCTTATATGGGTGGCGCAGACTACATTGGTGGTCAATATTTAACCAAATACATATCAGAATCTACGGAAGAATATGACCGTAGGCTTGAACTCACCCCCCTAGATAACCACTGTAAAAACATAGTGCATATCTATTCCAGTTTCTTATGGCGCGTTCCTCCTACTAGGTCATTTAATTCCCTTGTTAATAACGTGGCTCTTGACCCTTTCCTAAATGACTCCGATCTGGACGGCAGAAGTTTCAATTCGTTTATGCGTGAGTGCCAGATATGGTCAAGCGTTTATGGTCACGTCTGGGTGATGGTTGATAAACCTAAATCCACAGCAGGTACAAAAGCTGAAGAGTTAGCGCAAGAGATTCGCCCTTATGTGACGATGTTCACCCCTGAGAATGTCTTGGATTGGGAATATGAAAGAACCCCAAGCGGCCGTTTTCAACTGTCTTATTTAAAGGTCAGGGAAGCGGTTATAAGAAATGACGACAATGAGGTAGAAAGCTATTACCGAGTATGGACACCTGACACCATTGAATACTGGCATGCTATCAACGACAGCTCCAAACTCATTGAAACAGAAGACAACCCGCTTGGCAGAATCCCTGCTGTGTTTATCCCTGCTAACCGTTCAGTTGTTCGCGGTATTGGTATCAGTGACTTAGCAGATGCGGCCTATATGCAAAAGGCCT